ATGAGACTGTTCTAAAAGTTTCAAAGGAAAAGTCTGATAGGGTAAGTAAAGTAATCGCAGAAGCAAGGGAAGCGTCATTGAAATCGGTACCTGAAATGGTCGAAAGAATCAACAGATTTTCAAAGGCTTTAAAAGGAAGGAAATAGTTATGGCAAAGCCTAAGTATGATTACGAAAGCGACGAGTTCAAAGAACGGATAGAAGAACTTGCAAGGAGGGGCTACACGGACAAAGAGATAGCGCTTGAGCTTGAATTGAACCCGAATTATTTTAGTGAGCTGAAGAATAACAATGACTGTATATCTGAACCACTCAAGCGCGCGAGGGCAAAAGTGAATGCCACGGCCCGTCAAAAGTACCTTGCTCTCTCCATGGGTCTTTTGAAGAAAAAAACAGTTACTCGTAAACTCCCTTCCAAATTTGAGGAAGATTCTTACATAGATCCTGATGGACTGGTCGTATACGAAACGATTGAAGAGTTACCTCCCGATAGAGCAGGACTCGAAAGATGGCTTTATAACCATGATGAGGATTGGAGAAAAACGATTAATGACAGCAAGCGCTTGGACATTACCTCCGACGGAAAAGAGATCAATGCAAACCCATTAGTTTTTGTCTCCGCGAGTGAATTGTCGGAAGATCAGTTACAAGGATTGATAAAGGCGCAGATAGGAGAGGATATAAATGCCGATAGCAGTAACGACACAGGTTCATGATGAGCTGGTAGCAGCTTATAACCAAAGAAAGTATAATGTCTTCGTAATGGAAGGAAGTTCGCGGAGCTCCAAGACGTACAGCATTATCCAATTTCTAATCAAGTACGCAACACTGAACAGGGGAACCCGAAGACGTGTTGCTATCTGTCGTTTGAAAGGCACATGGCTAACGGCAACTGTTCTCCATGATTTTATAAATGTCTTATCGGCCTATGGTCTATACAATAAAAGGGATCACAATAAGACTAGTAAAATTTACACGCTCTTTGATACTGAGTTTTGGTTTATGGGACTGGATGATCCACAAAAGGTTCACGGTTTCGAATCCGACATATTTTGGATTAATGAGGGGATCGAGGCAGGCTACGACGATTATGCTCAATTGATGCAGCGCTGTAAAGGTTTTGCCATCATCGATTATAACCCATCGGAGACTGAACACTGGATTTATGATCGTATTTTGAAACGGCCTACTACATGGTACAGCCATAGTACTTTCCGTAAGAATCAGTTTATCTCTCCAAATGCTAAAGCACAGATCTTGTCTTACGAACCGACTGAGGAGAATTATATCGCCGGTACCGCAGACGAAAGAAAGTGGAAGATTTACGGACTTGGCCAACGTGCAAGCTTAGAAGGAATCGTATTCGAGCAAGGCAAACACTGGGAGATGATCAAAGAGATTCCAGACTGGGCTAAAAAGAACCACCGTTTCGGTTTGGACTTCGGGTATACCAATGACCCTACGGCAATAGATGAGGCATACTGGGGAGAAGGTAACGGCAATATTCGTTTCATCAATGAGATATGCCATCAGACAAATACCATCAATCCCGAGATAGCGACGATCATCAAAATGAATGGTCTAGGTCGTGTCAAAGGCTATGCGGATAGTGCTGAGCCTAAGAGTATCGATGAAATTAATTTGATGGGTGTAAATCTTCATCCAACGCAAAAGTTCCAAGGTAGTGTTGTTGTTGGTATCGACATTTTGAAACGGCAAAAGCTTTATGTCACCGAAAGGAGCATAAACACTATCAAGGAACTTAAGATGTACACCTGGGCACAGGATAAAAACGGGGTTTGGCTAAATCAACCTGTTGCCGGCAATGATCACCACATTGACGAGATAAGATACATCGGATTAGCGGAATGGGGCCAAGAAATGACACCAGAGGTAAAAGAAAAAACAGCAAAAGCAATGTCAAGTTTACGGCGTGGCGGACGAAGAAATATAAGGAGATCGGCATAATGACAATAGAAGAGCTAAATAAAAAGGACAACTTCAAAGAGGCTAAACAGTACTTTGAAAAGAACGAGCGCATCGTCGAC